TCATAACTGGACTGTCTGGTAATGGTAAGACCTTCTCTGTAGAGCAAGCTTGTGCTCAGGCAGGACGTGAACTTATCAGAGTAAACATTTCAATTGAAACAGATGAGGATGATCTTATTGGTGGTTTCCGTCTTGTTGATGGGAACACTGTTTGGCACAATGGTCCTGTGGTAGAAGCACTTGAGCGTGGTGCTGTACTTCTATTAGATGAGATTGACCTTGCTTCTAATAAGATTCTTTGCTTACAGAGTATCTTAGAAGGTAAGGGTGTATTTCTTAAGAAGATTGGTAAGTACGTTCAACCTACTCAGGGATTCACTGTAGTTGCTACTGCTAACACTAAGGGTAAGGGTTCTGAGGATGGTAGATTCGTAGGTACTAACGTACTTAATGAAGCATTCCTTGAGAGATTCCCTGTAACCTTTGAACAAGAATATCCTACACCTTCTAACGAACAGAAGATTCTTGATCTTGTCAATCCTGAAGAGAAGGATTTTAACAAGCGTCTTGTAGATTGGGCAGACATCATCCGTAAGACATTTTACGATGGTGGTATAGATGAGATCATTAGTACACGTCGTTTAGTTCACATTGTAAGGGCATACCAAATCTTTGGTAATCGTGCCAAGGCAATCACTACTTGTATCTCTCGTTTTGACACTGAGACTAAGCAAGCCTTCCAAGAACTTTACGACAAGGTTGACGCAGACGTGGACTTTGAGGTAGAATAATGGCATGGTGGTTACTACATGATGTATTGAAAGAAATGGAAGAAGAAACAATTACAGGGAACGTGGACTTCCACGTTAAAGGTGGAATGGGCGATGATCACATCGCCTTCTCCAATGGGGTCTACAACATATATGATCCTAAGTTGAAACAGGATGTTGTTATCAAACCTGAAGCCCCTGCAGGTATTGATAATCCTATAGTAAGATGTAAGTATGAAGAAGATGAGATCCTAAAGAAAGCTTCTGAGTATATCAGTAGCACATATTCTGCTCATTATACTAATGAGGGATCAAATATTCAGACACTTGATCTTATTGAATCAGTTGGTGATGCAGAAGCATTCTGCAGATCTAATGCAATAAAATATTTAAGTCGTTATGATAAGAAGGGTCGTCCTAAGGATGACATTCTGAAGGCAATACACTATTGTGTGTTACTATATCATTTCACATCAAAACCACAGGAGATTTCTCAACCCTATGAAACTTTCTAAAAGCACACTTGACATTCTGAAGAACTATTCCAATATTAACCAGTCAATTTGCTTCAAGAAGGGTACAGAGTTATCAACACTCTCTATCCAGAAGAATATTCTTGCTCGGTCAGTTGTAGAGGAACAGTTTCCAATAGACTTTGCGATTTATGATTTGAGTGAGTTCCTTTCTGGACTTACACTATTCGAGAATCCTGAGTTTGATTTTACAAATTCAAACTTTGTAACTATACAGGACAAGCGTAATAGTTCAAAGTATTTCTTTGCTGATCCTTCCACAATTGTTACTCCACCAGAGAATAGGGTAGAACTTCCGAGTGAGGATGTTTCCTTTATTGTAGGGTGGAGTGATATATCTAACGTTATCAAAGCTGCATCTATCTATCAGATAGAGGACTTAGCAGTTGTTGGTGATGGTGATGTTATTAAACTTGTAGTTCGGGACAAGAAGAACCCTACATCAAACAGTTATGCTGTTAATGTTGGTAAGACTGATGGCAGTTTCTGCTTTAACTTTAAGGTTGAGAACCTTAAGTTGTTACCAGGTGATTATCAGGTTACAATCAGTAAGCAGAATGCATCTCTCTTCAGGGATGTGAATAGAGATATTGAGTATCTCATTGCGTTGGAGCCAGACAGTAAGTATGAAGGATGATTTTCTGTGGGTGGAGAAGTACCGCCCACAAACTATTGAGGAATGTATTCTACCATCCGATATTAAGAAGACATTTCAATCTTTTGTAAATAAAGGAGAGATTCCAAATCTCCTTCTCAGTGGTACTGCTGGTGTTGGTAAGACTACTGTAGCAAAAGCATTATGTAATGAATTGGGGGTAGATTATTATGTCATTAATGGTTCGGACGAGGGAAGGTTTTTGGATACGGTCAGATCCAAAGCCAAAAACTTTGCATCAACTGTTTCCTTGGTGGGTGGATCCACGCACAAGGTTATTATCATTGATGAGGCAGACAACACAACCCACGATGTTCAACTCCTTCTCAGGGCATTCGTTGAAGAGTTTCATGGGAATTGCAGGTTCATCTTTACGTGTAATTTCAAGAACAAAATCATCGAACCACTCCATTCCAGAACAACAGTAATTGAATGTAATGTACGAAAAGACAAACAACAGATCGCTGCTAAGTTCTTTGAGCGATGCCGTGATATTCTTACCAGAGAAAATGTACGGTTTGATGATGCGGTGGTCGCTGAGGTCGTCCAGAAATATTTCCCAGACTTCAGAAGAACACTCAATGAATTACAGCGGTATAGCTCCACGGGATCAATCGATACGGGGATCTTGGCAGTCCTCAACGATGTCAGATTAGGTGAACTTGTTAGTGCTTTAAAGAATAAAGAATTCTCTGTTGCACGTAAGTGGGTAAACACCAATCTTGATAACGATCCTAATGCTATACTAAGGACAGTGTATGATAGTTTGTATGGTGCATTAAAACCTCAGAGTATACCTCAAGCGGTTTTAATCATCGCTAAATATCAGTACCAATCAGCATTCGTTGCTGATCAAGAAATTAATTTATTAGCGGCTCTCACTGAAATAATGGTGGAGTGTGAATTCAAATGATCATGAGTAAGAAAAAAGAAAAACTAAGAGCACAAGTTAAATCCAGATTTTATTATATTTTCTGGGGTGCTGCAACTGTATCAGTATTTGCTGGTCAGATTTATGTCGGTTCAGGATACCGTCAATTGTCAAACACTCTTAACGAGATCTTTGAAGCAGTAACCATTGAAAGACCGAGGTTTTATTAATGAAGGCACTCAAGACCCCTCTACGCTATCCTGGTGGCAAGTCAAGGGCAGTTCCTAAACTATTGCAGTGGTTACCCAGTAGGGATATTACAGAGTATCGTGAACCCTTCTTAGGAGGTGGTTCTATGGCAATAGAGATGACCAAGAGACTACCTGAAACGGTTCCTATCTGGGTTAATGATCTCTATGAACCATTGTATAATTTTTGGGTTCAACTGAGAGATGAGCCTGAGTATTTACATAGGGAACTTACCAATTTTAAAAAATCTCATCCTAACCAGGATTCAGCAAGATGTTTATTCATAGAAGCAAAGGAATTATTAAATGCAACTGACACCGACCCGAAGGACAGAGCGATTTATTTTTATATTATTAATAAGTGCTCTTTCAGTGGCCTTACTGAGAGTTCCTCGTTCTCAGCCTCAGCAAGTGACTCCAACTTTTCCCTCAGGGGAATTGACAAGTTGCCCGAATATAGCAGGCTCATCCAACGGTGGCGCATTACAAATCTCTCCTATGAACAACTTCGATCTGACGAAACCTTAACGTTTATCTATGCAGATCCACCTTATGATATAAAGGATGCTTTATATGGACACAAGGGTGATAAGCATAAAGGTTTTGATCATGAGAAGTTTGCAGATGTCATGGATGGTTGCTTATGCAATGTTATGATATCATATAATAATCACCCTGATATCGTTATGCGATTTCTTGAATGGTGTCAGTATGACTTTGCTCATACCTATACCATGAGGTCCACAGGTGATTATATGAAGGACCAAAACAAACGTCGTGAATTAGTATTAACAAATTATGGGAAGTTTGGGGGTTCGTGTACTGCCAAGCGGTAGTGTACAGTTGTATCATACACGTAGAGGCATCATGGCTACGTTCTGCAGCAGCGCACAGTCTGCAGTTATCAATGGTGGAGAAGTACATGTCACTCTTAGGAGTGGTACTGTACAAATATATGAAGTGAATCCTAATGGGACTGGTGTACGTGGTCCTGTGAGGACATTCTAATGACTTATGAA